CGTCTTAGAGGCCGCTGGTGTCCCTGTAGAGGACGATCTCATGTCACCCAGTACTAGGGTATTCAGCTTCCCTATCGCGTCTCCTGAGGGCGCTGTGACAGCCTCAGAGATGGGTGCTATGGAGCAGCTAGAGCTATGGGAGATATATCAGGACTACTGGTGTGAGCATAAGCCATCAATGACCTGCTACTATCGTGACGAGGAGTTCCTTGAGGTGGGACAGTGGTTGTACAACAAGTTTGACAAGGTGTCAGGTATCTCTTTCCTACCCTACTCAGACCACACTTATCAACAGGCACCGTATGAACCTGTGGATAAGAAGACGTACAATCAACTTGCTAAGGACTTCCCTAAGGAAATATCGTGGGATATAGAAGAGGCCAGCGATATGACTGAGGGGTCACAGCAACTGGCCTGTACAGGGAACAACTGTGAGTTATAGCAACGCAGTTGCGTTATGACATAAAGAATATGGAGTAGCCCTCTGACTTACCTACGTCCTCTGGCTTATCTTTCGGGTCATGGGGCGTAGGTATTCCCTGCGCTTGCATCTTCTTTACTCTATCCTTTGACTTCTGGCACATACTATGGTAGTCGATAGATGTGTAACTTACTGTGTGGTCTTTGTCTTTCATTGTGTAATCCTCAGTCGATTAAATCTTCAAACAAACGCTCACCAGTAGTGGTACGCATTAATCTATCAATGTTAGCAACACCCGGAGCATAGGTTCTAGAAGCCCTAAGAAGAGGCGTAAGTGGTTCATCTTCTCCAGAAAGCATACGTTCTCCTGCCTTTACAACCCCGCTTCCAAGAGCAATCCCCGCTTGAACAGGAGCAGGAGTAGGATCAATAGGTTGTCCACCAAATTCTTCTGCCCTCATGTTGTAAAGACCAGAGCTTATGTTAGATCCTAGCTGATTCATGGTTGCTTTAGCAATTCCCTCTGGAGTCAGAAGATCCTCAAGCTGTTTATCGTTGGATAAATCTAAAGTTTTTCTAGCGTCATCCCAGAATCCAGCAAACACCCCAAACAATCCTGCGTATTTAGCTGACGCCAGCATTGCTTCTTTAGCAGCTTGAGCGCCTTCTTTGGTATTTAAACCCCTTTCTTGGGCGTACAAAAACTTTAATCCTATGTCGTTACGTATGTTGTTCATTTGCCTATTCATGTAAGACAACATACTATATGCCATTCTAGCATTAGGATTATCGTGAAATGCTTTAGGTAATGTGCTTGCACTAACTGGTTGCCATTTATTAAGGGACGATCCAGCAAAGTTAATCAACCAAGGATTAGTTAAATCACCATCTTTAAGCGCCCTAACAGTCGCCATAAATTCTGATTCTGTTAAACCCCGCATACCATCGTGCTTTCTAAGTTCAGCTAAATCTTTTTCTTTGCCTTTTTTAGCTAAAGTCATACCACGTTTTATTGCAGTGTTAGCAAGAATCTCCTGTCCCATACGGTTTACAGTAGAAACACCGGACACTTTGTAAGACGCCTTACCAAATAAATCACTAGCCTGTACAAATAAGTTTGGAAGTTTAGTCCACTGCCAAGATTCTGCGGCATCTTTAAAGGCTTTTTCACCAGTGTTTGCTACCTCTCCCATAAAGTCTTTATCTAAACCAAGCGCTTTATTTTTCATCCAGCCGCTAACGTCTATGTTAGTTTTAGGTATAATTTTTCCCAAAACTGGCGTTGTTCCTAGCTCTTCTAATGCAGCCACAGAAGTAGCTAAAACAGCTCTAGGTACAGTTTGCGCCCAAGCCTTTACACCGTTTTGATATATAGGAGAAGTAACGCCTTCAGCAATATTTAAAACAGCGTTTAACGGATTAGCCAGAAGAGAAGCAGAAGTAAGCCTTCTAGCTACAGCGCCTATAGTATTGCCTCCTTTTTGTGAAGCAATGATTTGCGAGCGCAGTCCATTGGCTAAGTTAGCAGCAACTTCTTTAGACGCTCCTTGTTTCTTTGCTTCTTTTTCAATGGCTTCAATTACAACATTTAATCTACTCTCTCCAGATTTTGCGCTGGGCTGTCTTACTTTGTTAAGATCAATATTAAATCTGGCGGCAAGTGCGCGAGCAGCCGAAATATCTTCTGCTAAATCTTTAAGAGCTTTTATTGGGTTGTCGTAATCATCTGGTTTTCCAACTACACCTTTAATTTCTTTTAAGGCCTTCGTTGGAAAGTAGTCAACATCAGGAACTTTTACAAAATCAATACCCTGAAGAACATCAAGTTGATCTTTCAATAAACGTACTGTGTCTTTTTCTTCTGGTGTTTTAGCAGCGTTAGTTAATTCATCCCAAGTAATTCTTCTGTCTTTTTTTATAGCTTTGTTCATCCGTAGAGTCAGTGCTTTAAGTGCCGGATTATCATCAAACATACGAGCGGCATCTAGTAAATCTTCATCAAACACTTGATCTATTTCGCGTTTGTCGTGACGTATCATTGTTTCAGCATCTTCTGCTAAACGAGCCGCACGTTCACCCACGTTTTTAACAAACCACTCACGCTGCCCTAAAAATATATTGCCCAAAGTTCCGCTTTCTTTGTCAGGAGCGTTAAAAGTAGGGGCTTCTTCTTGTATGTCCCTGACTTTTCTAGAGGCTACACTTGTATCAACAGCGTTACCTACTCTAGCCTGTTCTTTAGTTTTACCTACGTTTACAAACCCCTCTTCACCGCCAATGTGTGTTCCTTCACTTTTATAAGCAGGTCTATCAACTTTAGCCACAGCTTCGGTGGCAACTTCTTCAGCGCCTTTTGTAAGAACAGCACCAGCGGCACCTCCTAATACACCACCAAGGCCAGCGCCTAGCGCCGCTCCAGCAAGTCTTCCTTCTTCTTCCTCTCCGCTAAGAAACCCGTATACAGCCCCTTCGGCAGCGCCTATGCCTCCAACTTTTAAAGCACGATCTAGCTTACTTCCGTATTGCCCAATCTTAGCAATACCCATGCCCGGAATAAAAAACCCACCTATCATTCCAGCACCTGTCAAAACATTAGATGCAGTGGGGTTTTCTTGTTGAAAAGCCCTAAGCTCTGAGCGGGATTTATTTATAGCCGTACTCCAGTTGTCAGCCTCTCCTGCTAGCAAACGAACAACAGCATCTAATTCATCGCCAGCACCTACAGCAGACTCAACAAAGTCAACAGCACCAGAACGAAACGCGCTGTATTCTTCTGCCGTTTCTTCTTCTTCTGACTGTTCCCACCAATTTGTAGAAGCTGCTGCTTCCTGTTCCCACCAGTTTTTAGCCATTAGTATATGTACCCATAGGACTTATTTTGCTTCTCACTCTTTCAATATAAGCACGATCTGCTGATGTATGCTCCGGAGACATATAGGATACATCTTCATCTACACCCATAGCAGCGTTAATTTCTTCGTCGGTGTGCCCGTCTTCTCTAAGTTTTTCCCGTATTACTGAATCATTAATACCGTTTTGTCTCGCCGTGTTAATTTTTTCTGTTATTGAAACCGTAGTTTCTTCTGGCTTTCTTTCTGGATCTAACAAAAAAATCTGTTCAGTAATTGCTCTGTTTCTAGTTTCTCTAAGTCTTTTTTCAGCATCATCCAAATCTTGTTGAGTGATAGTTTCTTTATCTGGATTAAGAATTCTAGCTTCTGCTCTTATGTCTGCTGAATCAATAGGAGCTTCCATTTGAAGTTCAAATCTTCTAATCATTTCTTGAGTATCGCGCTCTGATCTACGATCCGCAAAGTACTCAGAGGTTGCTATTTGATTTATAGTGTTAGAATACAGACCTTGAATTCTTTTTTGTATTTGCTCCGCACGGACTCTTTGACCTGTCTTCCATTCCTCTCCTGTCCATCCCTTTTCAACTACATCTTTGTAGCTTTGCAATAAGGGTTCAAATTGTTTTTGTAATTCTTCTGGAAGCTCCCTAATTAAATTTTCTTCAATAGAAGTATCAGGAGAAATTTTGTTCTGCATTGAGTTTTGCTCAAACTGCTTCATGGCTTTTTGAGAACTAATAACCGTAGTAGCATACGTTTGTGCTGCTCTAGAAAAATCACCAGCATTGCTAATAATATTATCTAGTTCATCAAAGTCTTCGTCTTGCACGGCTTGTTGAATAGCAGAAGAATTAGCTTTTAACCACGCATCAGCTTCCATTTCCTGTTGCGCTTTACCAGTACTCCATTGATTCATTTTGTACTTATTGTATTCTACCATTGCTTGTGGATCTTTTTTCATCTCCCTAATCCGCTCTTCTAAAGCAGCTTTAGCGCGAGGATCTAGAGCAGGGTCTAACAAAGCCTCTTCGGCACGAATAATAGCTTGTGCTTTATTATTAGTAGCCACTTTTTGAGTTCCGGGTATTAACTTTTGAAGAGCTTGAATTTCTCTAGCATACATTCTTTTTTCTTCGACAGTTTTTGCGGATGCCATTTGTTGTCTTAGCTGGTCAATTTTACTTGTAACAGAAGACACATCCCCTTGTTGTGCAGAAGCTGTCGCTTGTGTAGATGTAGTTACAAGCTGGTCTATACGTGCAAGTTCTTCTTCTTTTTCTTTTTCTTCTCTACGCCTAGTTGCTAACATCCCCGGAGCGCCACCAATCGCACGACCAACGTTCATTAACTCTTGCTGGTAAGAAGGATTCAATAGGCCTCGTAGCATCTGTTGTGAAAATCTAGCCATTATTCACCTCCACCTAGTATATCAAAGATGTCTGATAAAAAGCCGCCTTTTTTACTTGATCCGAAAACACCGCCTAAGAGACTAGAACCAAGGTCACCCAACAGATTAGCCTTAGCTTGCTCTGCTACCAACCTAGCCTCAAGTCCACTCATCATTGTCTCACCAAACTGACCAGCACCAAACAGTTGTCCCTGCTGTTGCATTTGCTGGTACGGAAGCATACCTTGCTGTAGTTGCATCATCTGAGTCTGTGGTAGGTAAGCAGCACCCATAGAGCCAATGCCTAAGTTCTGCTGATTCGCTAGTTGTTGCAAGTCTGCCTGAGACAACTGACTGCCCATGCCTGTAAACATCTGTGCTTGCTGTGCTAACTGCTGTTGTTCTGCTTGTGCTTGACCCATAGCCTGTAACATTGCTGTGTTCCTAGCTTCAGCTTGAGCTTTATCCATAGCAAACTGCTCTGGAGTACCACCAAACTGCGCAGTCCGTACACCTAAGCGTCCCTGTGCAGCCAGACGTTCTTCTTCGGCTAACCTCTGTCGTTGCTCCTCAGGAGACTGTGCAGCCCTGATACGTCCGTAGATGTCTTGCTCGCGTTGAGCTAGGTCAGTGTCACGCAAGTCTCGCATCATGCCACGACCCAAACCAAACGCCTGTCGTGCTGCTCTTCGTCCCTGTTGTTGACCAAAGGGAGTACCAGCAAGCTGCTCTTCAGCTTTAGTTAGCATAGACTGTTGAAACGCCTCTTCTTCAGGAGAAAGAGTCATGCTCGTGCCTATGCCAATAAAGTTGCCTTCCTCGTCAAACTTAGGCGTTGCAGAAAACCCACCTCCGGTCATCGTAGACGCCACAGTAAACGGCCTAAACTGAGACATTCCTACGGCTTGCTGTGCTAATTCATAAGCACCGGGAACGTATATTTGCTCGTTTGTTCGTGGATCAGTAAAGTAAGTTCCTGCTAAAGACTGCTCGCCAATGTCGCCAAGACGGTTCATGGCGCTTGCTGTAAGTAAACCGCCCCCAACAGTTCCTATGCCTAGTAGGGCTTTTAACCAATCTTCCATTAGTAAGTACCTCCATCAATCGTCCCTGTAGACAGAGTTCCTGTAAATGTTAAGTTCGGAATCGTCACAGTACCTGTAAACGTGGGTGAAGCAGTGTTTGCTTTGGTTGCAATCGCAGTTGCAATGTCATCAAACTCTGTGTTAAATTCAGTGCCCTGAATAATTTTGCCAGCATCTCCAGAAGGCAAACTATCCTTAGCAGCAAAGTTAGTTGTCTTTGTATAGTTGCTCATAATGTTTTACCCATAAGTGCTAATACGTTGATTTCTTGGAGAGATAAAGCAAAACCGTTTATTTCTGACTCAAGACCAATAGTAATAATAGAACCGCCACCTGTGGCATTTACAGGAGGTCTGGTTGTTGTTGCTCCTCCAGTAAACTCAGCAACAGTGTACTCTGAAGCTGCTTCGTTAAAGTAGTACGGAGTCTGGTTACCTACCGTAAACTCCTGTGTACTGTACGTTGTACCAAAGTCGTACGCCCACTTAACAAACACAATAGCACTGTTAGCGCCTACCAGCGTAGGACGTAGCTTCTTCAGGAACTTAACCTTCGACGGATCACCAAAGGTCAATCCGGGGCTGTAGTACCTAAAGCGGTAACTAGAAGTCCTGATTGTTCCTGCATCGTTGTACTCATCAAAGTACCCAGCGTACTCACCCACGCCATCATCAGTTCCTACCAGTAACGCACCATCGTTCTTTCTCTCGTACGCCTTGAACGGAGCAGAGGTCCAACGTGTGACTCTGTACGCACCGTTCTCTAGTCTACCTTTGAGATCAAAGCAGTACGTTGTGCTAGTATCTGGGAACGTAATCAGATAGAACGAGTTCTCAGGGCTGTACACAGATGCCGTAGGAGCAGTCCGTGTTTCAATTAAGTTAATAATCTCACTCTTTATGTTTGCGCTTAAGTCAGACAGAGGTAAAGACTTTTCTTGTATTGTTCTTCCAAAGCTCCTCAGACCGTTCTGAGACATAAACAACACATCAGTACCAATGTGTTGTACAGAGTTTCTACAGATGCACCCAACGCCAGCTACAGTGTCAGCCAGAGCCATCGTTGCTGGACTAAAGGCGTTATTGTATACAAGGATGCTGTGTTTGCCTAAAATAAGCAGAGCGTTGTTGTGGGCTACCAAGGCCCTTACTTCATCGTACCCATCAGGCCAAGCCTTAGATACATCTATAGAACCACTGGAACCACCAGTGAAGTCTGTGCCGATCAACAGATCAGACCAGTAGATCGTCTGGGTGTCTGCGGCGTTGTCTACGATCCACAGTCTACCGTAAGCTGCTAGAGCTTCGTGACAGTAGAAGTTAGTATTAGTCGTAGTACCTGTTGCTGTGCCAAACGTCCTAAGCCCTGTAGCGTTGTCGTACACAAGAGGCTCGTGTCCACGCTGGAAGAAGTAAGCCTTGTCGTTAAAGTTGACTATCTTCCAGTTGTCTGCTGTAATCGTGTACGAACCGGGAGTAATGTCAGTAAGCGTGTCATCAGGATTAGTAGTCTGTGTAGTCTTAAATATCTTGTTGTTGCCTGTGACAAAAACTTCTTCGTTACCAGCGTCATCGTAAAAGTGGTGAATCTTGACAGCGTAATCAGACCCAAGAGGTGTGTTTACAGCAGTCAACAAGTCTACACCCTTACGTGCAGCAATACGCCCACGCTTGTCAATAACAGCGTTATCAGCAATGTCTGCAAAAGAGAAGTCCTGTCCAATCGGAGAGTCTTCTGTGTTGACTCCCTTGAAGCCCGGAGCAACTAGATTAATACTTTGTAGTGGCTGTGCCATACACTAGTCTCCTTAGGGAGTGTACCAAATAACTTCTTCGGGGTGCTTCTGTGCGTCCAGAGCAATCGCATCAGACAAGTACTTATCAGCAATACCAAAGTACTCAGGTGCTGATGTACCGCCTGTCTCACCACGCTCACGAGCTAACAGAGCTACCGCAAGGTGAATCACTGGTTGAGCAGGAACAGCTAGAGTATCCTCGTCTGCGCTCAGGTCATCAGAACGCAGGATACAGTTGAACCTGATGCTGTACGTGTCATCCGGTTTAGGATACAGATCAACCTGAGTATCTCCGTTAGAGTCAACACCGTTGTACGTGTAGTACTCAGGGATGCCTGACACGGGACTCTGGTTCAGGTAAGCATCGTTAAACCAGTGTGCTGTCTGGTAAGTCATAAACAGGTTGGAACTGTCGTTAAGCACGTCGAGTACCTTGATCCTGTTCTGTGACCCCGTGAGTACATAGTTAAAAGTACCAGCAGACGTGGTAACCGTTAGGGTAGTCCTGAGTGCTGACCAATCCCAAGCGTCCTCTACCATTCTCTTGGCATCGTTTACAAAGTCACCCACGAGTTTACTGTAGGTGGTGTCCTGTACGCTAGATACTTCGTCTTCACGTAAGCGTCTGAGGACGTTGTTTACTAAGTTTAAATATGTCATGCCATTCCCTCAAACAAACTTCGCTTAATTAAGTTGTCCAATTCAGCCATGTAATCCTTCTGTGCTGGTGCTGGAGGCTCTGGTACAGCCTGAGGTGTGTAACTGATGCCAGCTAAGAACGGAGTAAATGATCCACCGCCTAGCATACCACCGCCGCCCCCGCCACCACCTGTTTCTGGAGGAGGAGGTTCAACAGTAGGAACACAGTTACCTTCTGCGTCCATAGATTGACCTTCAGGACACACAGTACAATCTGGGTAATCTGTGGCTCCGTTAGCACACTCTTGCGGCGTTTCTTCGCAATCTTCTCTTGTTTCAGCAAACGACCCGTCAGGACATTCTACCCAGCCACATTCCAAAGGATTAGCAGCGGCGTACGTTGGATCACTACAGGGAGTTTCTTGGTTACAATCTCCCAATGTAGGAGCCATAGTTCCATCGTCACACTCGACCCACCCACAGATCAAAGCATTGGCAGGATCAGTACAGTCTATTTCTTCACACTGGTCAGTCTCAGGGTTTATGCGTTGACCTGAAGGACACGTAACGCAGTCAGGGTAGTCTGTAGCTCCATTTCTGCACTCTGGAGCAACACAGTCTTCTACAGTAGGAGCCATGCTTCCGTCAGGACACTCAGCCCAACCACAGACCATTGCGTTTGCTTCGTCAGTACAATCGTAGCAGTTGCCTTGATCGTCCCTTGGTCCCTCTACACCGTTAAAGTCAGGACAGGGTTTTACAGGAGGAGGCTCTTCAATGTCCCCCGGACAAACGCAACTACCGTCTGCATCAATTATACCAAACTGGTAAGCGTTAGTCTCAGGATCACGACAGTCTTGACCACCAAAAGACTCAGCCCTACACTCAGAACCTATGGTAACACAACGACCAAACCCATCTCTAACCCGTGGATTACCGTCCGGATCGTCCGTGCAATCACCTGTTGGCGGTATGTAACAACGCCCAGTTAGCTCACTTAAGACGTATCCTTTTTCAGTATCACAACCACCACATGAACCGTCTTCGTTAGTTACTTTTCCTTGTTGAGCGCAAGTTAAGGCTTCGGGAGGCTCTTCTGTTTTACATTCTTCGTAATTACCAGATACATTAGTATCATTACAAAGAACATCAACAATAGATACACAGGTGTCGTAGCCTTCTGGCTTATCAAAGCCTGGCTTACAATCCCCACAAGGCTCCTCAGGTTGTTGAACAATGTTTCCGTATTTTAGATTATTCCGGTCTTCACAAACATTGACATCTTGACCGACTATTGAAAACCCTAGACTTGGATTACACGGTTCGTACGTATAAGTAATTCCGTTAGAGGACGTGAAAAATCCTGATTGGTTTGTGTCCCTACTGTCATAAAGAGGGTTCTGTCCAGCCCTCTCTGAATCAGCAGGACACTGACCGTCTGTGCCATCAACGTTTTTTAAGTCTTCACTACAGTCACCGTTTATGTGTTGATCTGGAGTAGTACCATCTCCACAGTCGTTACAGTCATCAGGGTTTACTGCGTTGTTGTCACAGGTTTCTCCGGGTGGAGGACCGTAACAATCTGGATCTTCTGATATAGGTACTCCTGACTCACAGTGAGTTGCTCGACACTTTTGATCCCAAGCAAATTGTTGTTCTTCAAGTTCAAACGTAAGGCTACCTGTAGGCCTAGGCTCAGTACATACGGGATCGTAAGTCCCATCGTCAGGGCCTGTACACGGTTTCCCTATTCCTTCTGAAGTCCATCCATCTTGCTCACAGTCACCACACTGGCTGGGCGTTTGTGTGTCAGGATCACCAGCAATATGTAGCTTACCTAACGCACTACAATCGTCTTG